GGGTGCCGCTTTGTCTAACATCACCAACAAGGCGATCGACGCGGGCATCAACATTGCCAAGGCGTTAACTATCAACCCACTCAAAGACGGTCTCGAAGAATACGAGACCAACATGAACTCGATCCAGACGATCTTGGCGAACACCAAGAGTAAAGGGTCAACGCTGGACGACGTTAATCGATCGTTGGACCAGCTTAACGAATACTCCGATAAGACCATCTACAACTTTGGTGAGATGGCGAGAAACATCGGAACATTCACAGCCGCTGGTGTCGATCTCGACACATCGGTGAAGTCTATCAAAGGCATCGCCAACGTGGCGGCGATGTCGGGCTCGTCATCTGCGCAAGCTGCAACGGCTATGTATCAGCTATCTCAGGCTATCGCCGCTGGGACAGTCAAACTTATGGACTGGAACTCAGTTACAAATGCTGGTATGGGTGGTGAGCAATTCAAGTCAGCTCTGTTCGAGACCGGTAAGGCTCTCGGGACGATCAAAGACGTCCCGATGACTCAAACGTTCACCGAGTGGGAAGCCGCTGGTAACAAATTCCGAGAGACGCTAAGCGATGAATGGCTCACCTCCGACGTACTAACAACTACACTAGCTGGCATCTCAGGCGACATGTCTGCTGCGGAACTATCAGCAAAGGGCTTCAGCGACGCTCAGGTGGTGGCTATTCAGGAGATGAGCGCCACTGCGACCGCGGCTGCAACTGAGGTCAAAACCGCATCCCAGATGATGGGCACTCTTAAAGAAGCCATTGGTACTGGTTGGGCAACGTCCTTCAGATACATCATTGGCGACTTCGTCGAGGCAAAGACCCTGTTCACTGGACTCAATAACTTCTTCAGTGGTATGATCAACAGTCAAGCAAAGGCTCGAAACGATCTCCTGGCTGGTTGGAAGTGGGTCGGTGGTCGAGATGTCCTGATGCAAGGCCTTGTCTACAGCATTGGCGCTGTCAAGACCGCTATCGAACCCGTTAAGCAGGCATTCCGAGAGGTGTTCCCACCGATGACGGTGATGACACTGTACGGTTTGACCGAGAAGTTCAGGGACTTCGCTCAGAGTCTGGTGATGTCGGCTGAAACCTCAGCCAAGGTTAAGACTATCTTCACTGGTGTCTTCTCCGTGTTCAAAATAGGAGTAGAAATCTTCAAAGGCGTGATCAGCGTCTTGAAGAACATCGGTGGGATCCTGTTCGGGTTCTCCGATGGTGTACTTTCTGCCGGGGCAGGTCTTGGCGGACTCGTTGTCAAACTCAAAAACTTCCTCGTTGAAGGTGGCGGAATCCAAACCTTCTTCGAGAAGATCAACGGGGTCGTTTCGAAGTTCGGGGAGGTTGTCGCTGCAGCAAGAGGTAAACTCGGAGAGCTGTTTAGCGGAGACAATCGCTCGGCCGCCCTAGAGAAGCTTGGGTCTGTCGTCGACGCCGTTAGAGAGAAGTTCTCATTCCTTGGCGAGATCTGGGATAAGCTAGGGGCTGGGCTTGACTGGATCACAGAGAAGATCTCTGGTTTGTCTGTTGTTGGGGAGAAATCTGCTGATGCTGCTGGAGCAGTTGGTGGGACATTCACTTCCATGCTGAACACCATTAAGTCTGTGCTTGGATCGATCTGGGATACGGTTAGCTCGTTCTTTGGGTCGCTCGGCGATAAGATTGGCGGGCTGTTCACAGAAAACTCAATGAGCAATGTCGGGAAGGTCCTAAAGACTGGCATTCTAGCTGGGATCCTAGCTGCTCTAACAAGTTTGATCCGGAACGGTATGAAACTTGATTTCGGAATGTCCGATCTGATTAGGTCGGCTTCGGGTGCGTTCGAAGAACTCGGCGGAACACTTAAGGCCTTCCAGTTGAAGGTTAAAGCCGACGCATTGCTCCGAATTGCAGCGGCCATGGTTCTTCTTACTGGGTCACTTGTCGTTCTGGCTACCGTAGACCCAAAGGCACTTGCGACTTCAATGGGCGCAATGGCAGTTGGGTTCGGCCAGCTTGTCGCTGCTATGGCAGTACTAACTAGAATGGAGTCCAACCCAGCAAAACTCGCCGGGTTGGCGACGTCGATGATCCTCCTAAGCGGTGCAGCTGCAGTTCTCAGCGTCGCAGTCAAGATGTTCTCAACTATGAGTTGGGAGGAGATGGCACGAGGCCTTCTTGGAATGCTCGGAGTGCTTCAGCTTATGACTATGGCTGCTGGGTTCTTCGCCAAGAGCAACAAGTCGTTCCTAAAGTCAGCTATTAGTCTCGGCGTTCTATCGATTTCGCTGCTGTTTATGGCCATCCCGTTGAAGTTGTTCTCGATGATGAGTTGGGAAGAGATGGGTCGTGGACTACTCGCTGTCGCAGCAACGCTCGGCATGTTTGTTGCCGCAGTAAACTTGATTCCGTCAGAAAAGATTGGTCGGGTTAGTCTTAGTCTTGCTGCGTTTGGTTTCGGGCTGTCTATGATCCATAGCGCAGTTACAAAATTCGCTAACATGACAAACGAAGACATGGTTCGAGGGTTCGCTGGTTTGGGTCTATCTATGGGTGCTGTAATCGCGACAATCAAGCTTCTCCCTAAGAAAGAGGAATTGCAGGCGGCTGCCGTCGGCATTCTGCTTGTATCTGCGGCGATGTTGGTGATCGCTAAAGCCATCCAGATGGTCGGCGGCATGAGCACTGAAGACGCTGCGAAAGGCGTACTAGCATTGGGTAGCGCCATGGCCATCATGGTCCTGTCAATGAATGCTATGCAAGAGGCTGCTGTCGGCGCTCCAGCAATTCTCATGATTGCTGGGGCCATGCTTGTTCTCGGAAAGACGCTTGAGGTTATCGGCAATCTCAGCATTGCTCAGCTCATCACTGGACTTGTTGGTATGGCTGCAGTTCTGGTTATTCTTGGTGCTGCAGCAGCTGCTCTTGTGGCTTTCCCTCTCCTGATTCCTGCTCTTCAGGCAATGGGCATCGTCCTTGGTATGATTGGTCTTGGGTTTACATTGCTCGGCGCTGGCGCATATTTAACCGCGAAGGCGCTCGTAGAATTGGGTAACGCGGGAGAATCCAGCATCAGCTCTCTCAGGAAGGTCCTTGAGACTATCATTGGGACCATTCCTGGAATGGCTAAAGCCTTTGCTGAGGGCGTGGTTTTGTTCCTTGAGGTCATTATAAAGAACGCGCCAAAGATCATCGAGGGGTTCACCGGAATCCTGACGATGATGCTCGACCAAATCATCAAGATTATGCCCAAGATTGTGGAAGTATTTGGGGCGATCATTGACGCCTTGTCGGTCCTTGTTGTGGAGAAATCTCCAGAACTCATTGCTGCTGGGCTAACGCTGCTGATCAACTTCATGACTGGGATCCGAGATAACATTGGTCTAATCACTCAGTTGGCTATGGAGATCATGACGAACTTCATCAACAGCGTGACTGAGAACATTGGCACCCTCGCCGCAGCAGCATCGAACATGATGGTTGCGTTCCTTGCAGCCATTGCTGAACATCTCCAGGATCTTGCCGAGGCAGGAGTTCAGATCCTGGCTAAGTTGATCGAGGGAATCGGCCAGAACATCGCAACGCTCATCGGTGCTGTCACTAATCTCATGACGACAATCATGACTGCTATCGGTAGCATGTTTTGGCAGATCATCCTTACTGGCGTCACGATCGTTGTCAAGCTCATCGAAGGCATCAGTGACGGGCTGTCTCAGATTGCTGATGCAGCTGGAGATCTAATCACAAGGCTGATCGACGATCTTACAGAGCAAGCACTCAGGGTCGTAGAATCGGGTAAGAACGCTGTACTAAGGTTCCTGGACGGGGTAGCGGATAACACTATCAGCTTCGTTGACTCTGCTGGTGAGCTCATTACAAACTTCCTAAAGGGCCTAAGGAAAGCGATCGACAAGCACTCCGATGAAATTGCCACGGAAGGCCGTCGGCTCGCAGGTGCCATCCTCAACGGTGTTACTGGCGGCCTTGCGGGGAAGGCTGGTGGCGTATTCAGCGCTGTTGGGGATCTTGCCAGCGGGATGGTTGGCGTATTCAAGAAAGAACATGAGACCAACTCACCGTCCAAGGTGTTCTACCGGCTCGGTCGGGCAATTCCACAAGGGCTCGTTAAAGCCCTCAATGAGGATGTTTCTGCAGTCGCTGCGTCAAAGGCACTCGCTAGTGATGTAACTACGGCGTTCAACAACACGCTCGGGAACCTCGCCTACGGCCTTGAAGGGACTCAGGACTTCAGCCCGAAGATCACACCAGTACTGGACCTCACGAGCATCACCAAGGATGCAAAGAGCATCGGCGGCATATTTGCCGGTACTCAGCTGCAGACACAGGTAGCATATTCATCGGCGAGTCAGATCGCAAAAACAACCGATGCTGCACGAGCTTCCGAAACTCAGTCGACGCCATATTCTGGCCCGACAGAGGTTCGGTTCGAGCAGAACAACTACTCGCCGAAGGCATTGTCTGCGGGAGATGTCTACCGAAACACACGCAACCAGATCGCATTCGCGAAGGAGGAGTTGAGTATTCCATGAAGATCAACAACATTGATATTTACTGCTTCAACCCCGACTCGATCACGACGAGACTGGTAGCAAATCTTAGCCTCAAGGACCCGCAATCGCTTAACTCGTACAGAGTCAAGGCGATTGCGGGTCTTGATGCTGATGAGATTTCGTCTAAGTTCTACGGAACTACATACATGACGAACAAAAAGACGTTCACCATGAGCGTTGGCAAACGCGTCGTTGAGATGCAGATCGAGTTGTGCCCGAAATATTCCGCCGGTGAGACCGTATCTGGGCTTCGTGACAACTTCTACAAGGCCATCTCGTCGTCAAGGGTTGGGGACGTATACCTCGTCTTCAAATGGAACAACGAACAAGTGGCTCGGCTCAATGGGTATGTGGCAAAGCTTGAGTCGGACAACTTCAATGAGTCTCCAGAGATCAAGTTCGCAGTGACCTGTCCTGACCCATTCTTCGTATCCCCAAACGAAGTGGAGATCAACGTTGAGCCGTTCGGAATGGAGTCGTTTCTAGTCAATGACTCAAAGTCAACAGCGCCTCACGGGTTTTCCTTTGAGATTGCGTTCACTGGGCCTTGCTCGAAGTTTGTGATTTCTGAGCCTCTTACGTACGACTGGAAGTTCGAGGTAAAGCCTGGTTTCATCACATCTGGTGTTGACGGATTCATTATTGGAGATCGGTTGGCCTTTTCCAGTGTTCCTGGAAAGCGCGATTTGAAACTGATTCGCGACAGCAAAGACTACCACATCATTGACAGAATTTCCCCGGGGGGAATTTGGCCAATTTTGTTTCCTGGTGCCAATTCATTTGCCATCGAGGGTACGTTTTTCGACTGGAACTGGATGCGGCATAACGAAACGTATTGGGGCGTCTGATGGATCTCATCAAGTTTCCGATGTCAAAAGGAATGCACATCGAACTTCAGGATGCAGAGCTCGTTCAGAACTGGGCTACTGCGACATGGGCCGAGCGATATTTTGAGAGTGGTGAGTTCACGCTAACGGCGGACACTTCCTCAGGCCTTGAGGACCAACTGCCCCTGAAGACGATCATATCTCACACAGGAACGAACGAGACTATGATCGTTGAGGATATTCAGATCACAACGAGCGTCGACGAGTCGGATAAGATCACAGTAACCGGTCGAAGTTTTGAGACGTTCCTAGAGAACCGCATTGTCGGAAGCAATCGAGATTGGAACAACCCGGTATACCCTCTTCAAGACGTGGTTATTCCTCTAGACCGAGCCTGTTTTCAAGCAGCCGAACTTATCAATATTCATATTCGGTCGGGGTACTCGCTATTTGATAACACCAATGGAATTAACAACATCGCAGCGACGATTATTGGGGGTCTGGCTACTGAGAGTCGATCTGGGCTTGAGAAGGAGCGAGTCATCAAGCGCGGCGACGTGTACAAAGAGCTAATCGATATTCTAAGAGAGAACAATCTCGGGATCAGGTCAACCAGAAACTCCCAAACGGACACGCTATATTTGGAAATTCATCGTGGGCTAGACCTTAGCCGGTCAGTGTCATTCTCCGATGACTTTGGCGAGATTGAGTCCGCAGATTACCTGAAGACGACTAGAGCTCAAAAGAACGCCGTCCTTGTTAGTGGCAAGTTCGTCGAGGTTGCTGGGTATGACAACGCACACCAAGGATACGACCGTAGATGGATGTTCGTTGATGCAAGCGATGTTGACGGGCAGCTCTCTGAGTCTCCGACTGGTCCAGAACTGACTCGCATTCGACAAGTGATGGGCGCTCGTGGACAACAGGCACTTGCACGACAGAACTTCGTATCCATCATGAATCCGAAACTCGCAAAAGGTAAATCTCGATATAAGTATCGAGAAGACTATAACGTTGGCGATATTGTGAGCGTCAACGGCAAATACAACAGCTCAACCCGTATGCGAGTCACCGAGTTTGTCGAGGTGTCGGACGAGACCGGCGAGAGCAGTTATCCAACACTCACCGATCTACAGGAGAACTAATGTTCAACCTCTCGAATAAGCAGTATGATGCCGCCAAGAACCTGGTGACTGTCGGGCTTCCGGCCGCAGCAACGCTTTACGCAGCCATGGCGGGTATCTGGGGATTCGGTTACAGCATCGAAGTCGTTGGTTCTGCTTCGGCATTGGCAACGTTCCTTGGTGTTGCGCTGAAGATCAACACGTCAAAGTTCGCTCAGAACAACACCATGGTGGCCGATGAGAAGCTGCTTGAGCTCTCCCTAGCTGAGCCTGGGGTTACTCTTAGCGACATCACCAAGAACCCCTAGAGCGTAAGGAGGTTCCGTGGACACGAGTCAATGGGCCGCACTCATATTCACAGGTCTCTACACGATTGCCGCGTCAGCGGGGTTCTGGAAATTCTTCTCCCAGCGGCAAGCAGAGAAGAACTCCGAGATTCTGCTACTTCTTGGCATCTCAAGAGAACTTTTCCACTCGATTGGAGCTACGTACATCGAGCGTGGGTGGATCTATCGCGAAGAGTACGAGAGTCTTGTAACCCATATTTACGCTCCGTATAAAGTCCTTGGCGGGAACAGCACGGCCGATCGAATTATGGAAGAGATCAGCGAGTTGCCGTTTCGTGAAAGCATGTACCAACTTAAGACCAGAGCCAGCGGGACTTTTGAGGAGGACAAATGACCCCGATGACAGATCACGACAAGAAAGAGGAGCCAAACGTAATAGTGTCCAACAAAATGTATGACTTCTTGAAAGTGTTTGTTATGGTGATTGCGCCTAGCGCATCGGCCATCTATCTGGGTCTATCGATCTCGTTCGACTTCCCATATGTTAACGCCGTCGTAGTAACAACCATGTCCGTAACTGCGGCAATCGGTTTGTTCCTGCTCATCACGTCTAAGACGTACCATCTGTCAGACGTATATTACGATGGTCGTATGTTGGTTAAAGAGAACGAGCTCGGAGAGTTGATGTATACGTTGGAGCTTAACGAGGACCCTGAGCCTTTGCGGCTCAAATCCCGTATCGTCTTTCGTGTGGTTTCAGAATACGACCGGCCAGAGATCTCTGTTGACGATCAGTAGGTTCGCAGGGAATACATCGGTTATAATGAAACCAACGAAGGAGACCAATGTTTGAACGATTCCGTAAGGAACGTATCGAAGACATCGACGAACTCATCCAGGCTGTGACTGCCCGGATGGACGAGGAAGGCCCCGACGCTGAAGACTACGAGAAGCACCTCGGATATCTGGAACAACTGAATTCGCTCAAGACCGAGAGGTCTAAGCCGATCAGTCGTGACACGATACTCGTCGTGCTCGGTAATCTTGCAGGGATCGGGCTCATCATCGCCTACGAGCAGAAGCACGTGTGGACGAGTAAAGCGTTTGGCTTTGGTATGAACTTGCGCAAGCAGTGAAAACCGAGTCACCGACTAGGTGAAAAACATGGGGGCTATGCGGAATCGATAATGATTCTGCATGGCCTCTGTGTTTTTCACAGCTTGAACACGTGCTCTAGTTTTTCCAAATTGGAGTGTTTGTCCGATATTCGCAAGAAAAACACCTGCTATAATGGACAACACCACATGGAGGAAAGATCATGAAGTTGAACGACAAGCTCAAGGAAGCCTGGGAAGAACACCCGGTCGAGCTCATCGGCGCCGCAGCGCTGTCACTGGCATCAGTGGCCAAGCTCATCGACGTTATGAGCGCGGCCCGTGGTCGCCGGGCATACTCGAAGCAGGTCAACTACAGAATCAAGCACCGGCAGTGATGCCCCAACGGGACCCTATGCACTACGCATGGGGTTTCGTTTTCGTTTTGTCCGATATTCGATCAACATCAACCCCAAAGGAGTAACATGCTAAACATCGTTGCATTCTGGCCTGGAACCCAGTTCATCGACATTCAGGATCTGCCTGAGGAGGTCGGCAACCACACGAACACAGCTTACGAGCTCTACAACCCTACGGGTAAGAGTCTCGTCGAGCAGATGATCGATGATGGAACCATCTCTGAGGCAGGCCAGTACATCGTTGAAATGGGCGACGGCGGAACAGCCACAGACGTGAAGAAGTACGTCCGGAATGGAATTGATATTTGAGAGTTGGCCCCTTCGGGGGCCTTCCTCAACTAGACCCGCAAGAAAAACACGTTCTATAATGGAGAGACATCACGTCTTCTCTTTTTTTCGTTTTGCTAGGAGGATTGATGGCCAAACGAATGCGACTCTACCAAACCAACTACATAGGAGACATTGTCATGGCAGATAACAAGCAGTACGGGTGTCTGAACTTCCTGTTCGATATTCTCATGGTGTGCATCACCGGTGGGCTCTGGCTCATCTGGATCTTCGTCCGTGAGATGCGCAAGTGATCGTTGACCGAGTGAACTACCTGGCTATTTTCTGGAGGGTCGTATCGATCCCAGCACTCTTGCTCGTTGTGTTCTTCACAGTTCGTCTGTGCATGGACATCGCAGCTGATATTCGAAACAACAAGAGGAACCCCGATGAACGAGAACTTGATTAAGATCGGTCAAACAGCACACCGAAACTCACCAGCAATCCTTACGGCGTTTGGAGTTACTGGCGTTGTCATGACGTCGGTTCTTGCTGCGAGGGCAAGCTGGAAAGCGAGTAAGATCATCCAGGAGGAGATCGAGGAGCATGGCGAGATCCTAGACATCCAGGAACGGGTGAGGGCATACGTGCCACTCATCTGGCACCTCTATATTCCACCGGCAATCTCTGGCGCTACGACTGTTGGGGCTATCTTGTACGGCGCAAAGACACACTCGTCTAGGACGGCGGCTGCGGTTAGCGCATACACGCTTACCGAACGGGCGTTCTCTGAGTACAAAGCAAAGGTGGTCGAGGAGGTCGGAAAGCACCGTGAGAGCGTGTTCCGGGACGATCTTGTCACGTCGAAACTTGACGGTCAGGTTCCGAAGCAGGATGTTACGGTGATTGGGTCCGGGGCAGTCCTCTGCTGCGAGCTCTACACTGGGCGATATTTCATGTCTGACATGGAGACGCTTCGGAAGGCTCAGAACGACATCAACGCCATCATCATTGGCGATCTTTATGTCTCACTGGATTCGTTCTATGATGTTGTTGGGCTTCCGCCTACGACACATTCGAACGAGCTCGGATGGGATTCGGACAAGCTGCTCGATATTCAGTTCTCGACAGTGATCTCCGACGACGGGCGCCCTTGCCTGGCGTTCAACTACAACTACGTGAAGCCACTATGAACGGGAGTGTGAGAATGCAAGAAGAAGCGATCAAGCACCAACTGGCGAAGACGCTGTTGGCTGCTGGCGCAGGTTTCCTGGCGACCAAGTTCGTTCCGGTCATCTACGATGCTGTGCTGAACATGGCACAAGAGCGTCGGAACGGCCAAACGACCCAGGAAACAGTAACCGAGTGAAAAGGTGGTCGGGCCCCTTCGGGGGCCTAGCCCATATTTAGAAGGAGACAAAACACATGTTGAAGCAAACCATCACCTTTGACGACCTTGAAGGCAACCCGGTCACGGAGGACTTCTACTTCCACCTGAACAAGGCAGAGGCACTCGAAGCTCAGGCCATGTTCTTCGGAGCAAGCGCTCAGCGTTTCGAGGAGGCTCTGCGTAAACAAGATCTTCTCGTTCCTATCAAAGCCGTTCTGGATCTGATCCTTATGGCTTACGGCGAGAAGAGCGCGGACGGACGTGCCTTCATCAAGAACGACACAAATCGCGAGTGGTTCCGTAACACAAACGCCTACGGCGAACTTGTTGAGAGCCTCGCCACGGACACGGTGAAGCTTGAGAAGTTCCTCATTGGTGTCATGCCTGAAGGGTTCATGGACAGTGCGAAGATCCAGGACAAGCCTTCCGGGACCCCAGCGAACTATCAGACCCCTCCGCCATTGCCAACCCCACAAATCTGAAAGGCGTAGTTAATGGATTACCAGTCTAACAGTCGTAAAAGTAAGGATGAGACGAAGGACCGTAAGACGGGCGAAGAGAAGCCGGAGATAATCGAGAAGGTGATTTCTGGCGATGCTGCGGTTAAGAAGCGGACCCTTGGCGATAAGCTAAAGGATACGTTCTTTGGCGGAGATGCTCAATCGGTCGGACGTTATATTGCAGCCGAGGTTCTGCTCCCAGCGTTCCGAAACCTCATGGTTGACGCCACAACAAAGGGCGTCGAGCGGATGGTGTATGGAGAAGACCGAGGGCCTCGTCGACACCCGCAGAACTACGGACCACGCACGACGTACAACACTCCTGTGAGTAGGGCGTACGACAGGGATCCCCGATATCCTGGGCGGAATCTTCCGGATCAGCCAACATATCTCACACCCAGGCCAAGGTCTGGTAATGAGATCATCTTGTCCACGAGGGACGAGAGCGAGTTGGTACTGGAGGCGATGCAGGATATTCTTGACAAGTACGATGTGGTCTCGATGTCTGACCTCCGAATGCTTGTCGGGATCCCAACCACCCATACCGATAACAAGTGGGGCTGGTACTCTCTACGAGGGACGTCGATTCGGCAGAACCGTGGGGGATATTTGCTGGACCTTCCTCCGGCGGAGCCATTGTGAGCTCAAACAAACGGGAGGACTTGAAGAAAAGCTATCCAAACTCAGTGTCCTGGCGTTCGAAAGTCGACAAGATGTCGGACGCTCAGGTCACTGCTATTTGGCTCGAATTCGCAGCACAAGGAAAACTCAGGAGGTAGAGATGAAATTCGTACCAAAGGCTGTTACTCAGTCGATCAGCACATCGGTTCTCAACACCAAGAAGAACTCGCCGCATATTTTCTTCGGGGTTGGGCTCGGAGGAATCATTCTCAGCACGGTTCTCGCCTGTCGAGCAACCTTGAAAGTTGAGGATATTGTTGATGAGGCTCAGCACGACATCAATGAAGTCAAGAAGCTGCATGAGACTGAGAGCCGTGGCGAAAACGAGTACCGGAAGGATCTCGGATACGTCTATGTAAAGAGCGCGGCCAACGTCGCAAAGCTCTATGGGCCTTCGGTTGTGATTGGTGGGCTGTCGGTTGCAGCACTCACCGGCTCTCATGTTCAGATGACGCGAAGGAACGCTGCGCTTACAGCAACCCTGACGCTCGTTAGCAAGGCCTACGACGATTACCGCAAGCGTGTTCGTGATGAACTTGGCGTGGAAGGCGAGCGAGAGCTCTACCATTCCGTGAGCAACACGATCATTGCTGAGCGTGAAGATGGCACCAAGGATGTCGTGAAGGTTGCCGACCCGAACTCGTGGTCGCCATACGCGCGGTTCTTCGACGAGAGCTGCAGCGCATGGGAGAAGTCTTCCGAGTTGAATCGGCTTACAGTTCAGATGACTCAGAACTACTACAATGCACGTCTTCAGACACGAGGACATGTGTTCCTGAATGAGGTGTACGACGCGTTCGGAATTGAGCGTTCGTCCGCTGGGTCTGTTGTTGGGTGGGTCCTCGATAGCGACGGGCCTGGCGACAACTACATCGATTTCGGGATGTTCGAGGCCTACAACCGAGACTTCGTCAATGGTCAAGAACGGTCCATCCTCCTCGACTTCAATGTCGATGGGGTCATCTACGACAAGATCTAGGAGACATACATGAATGAGAAACTAGACGAGCTCCTGCAAAACAAGTGGGTGACTCACACTGGCGTTGGTGTGCTGGCGTTTGCTGCTGGCGTTGGCGTCACGATGGGTATTGAGTACGCGGTCAAGAATGGTCTGTTCGAGAAGGCCAAGCATGCCATTATGAACAAGACCGAAGAGATCGTGGATGAGGTGGTTCCTCCGAAACTCGTGATCGTCGAGACCGAGAGCGAGGATCTTCCTCCGGCGGACGAGCCAAAGGGCCTGGCGTTCTCGTTCACTGGCCCGTACACGGTGGATTGGGGTGATGGAACTGCCCCGATCGACGAGGATGAGATTGATATTCTCGATCCCGCGTTGGAGCTCCCAAAGCCAGACCCAAAGACGATCACGGTCGACCACGTTCAGATGCACCGCTACAACCAACTCGTGGATCAGTACGTACCAAAGAACATCGCTTTGGATATTTCGCTCGATCACAACGAGTACCACAAGAACTCGGAACGGACTGAGGAGTACATTCGGTCCAACGTGTTCGAGCAGACGGTCGATGGTTGGAACTACGCGGATGAGGTCGCCACGCGTTCCCCAGATCGTCCGTACGTGATTCATCGTGACGAGTTCTGGAACGAAGAGAAGGGTTATGACCAGTCAACGCTGAACTACTATGCGGGTGACGATATCATGACCGATAGCGATGACACGCCGATCTACAACTACCAGAACACTGTTGGTGAACTTCTCTTTGGGCACGGATCTGGCGAGAATAACGTGTTCTTCGTTCGGAACGAAAAACTCAAATCCGAGTACGAGATTATTCGAGACATGGATAGCTTCTCGTCTGTTGTTCTGGGGATGGATCTTGATGGTCGTAGCGACCTGAAGCATTCTACTCGGAAGTTCCGATTGGATGAGTGACCCCAATGGATGCCTCACTTGACCAGCTATATTTTGACTGGTTGTATGCAAAGGTGCATCTAAAGAATGCTCCGTACCTGTCATATTTGGATTTGCTTCGTGCCTTGCATGACACCGAATTCGTTTGGTTGCTGTCTGGAGATGACAATCGGGTGGCCGACGGACTGGACTTGAGGGATGACTTCGCCCTTGAGTCCGGTCTATCGGTGGACTGTAGTTGGTTCGACTACGGATGCTCTGTGCTTGAGATGATGGTTGCTTTCTCAAGAATAGCCAACTTCGAAACCGACATACCGGCATCCGATTGGTTCTGGGTATTCATCACGAACCTTGGACTAGGTGACTGTCACGACGACATATTTGCCAAGCACAAGGTCGCACCCATTTTGGAGAAGTTCATCTGGCGTACGTACGAGTACAATGGCTCTGGTGGGATGTTCCCACTGAAAGATCCACATGACGATCAAAGAAAGGTTGAGATCTGGTACCAGTTCTGTGAGTATCTGTTCGACGAAAACAATTCCTGAAAGGAGGTTGCGTGGATTTCTATAAGATGGTGGTGAAAGAGAGTCAGAGTGGAGTCCTCCAACTACGCCCAGACTGGATTGTCGGACGATCGAAGGACCTCATGACACGCGGTGGGTCGTTCTACTGCGTTTGGAATGAGGATACCGGCCTTTGGTCAACGGATATTTACGACGTCCAGCGTCTTGTTGACCGAGACCTCAGAGCCCACGCAGAAGAACTTGAGATTCGCAACCGGGCGCCATACAAGGTCTCAACTCTTGAATCAAACAGCACTAGACTCTGGGATGAATTCCAGAGGTATCTACGGAACAGCAGCAGCAATAGCCATAACCTTGACGAGAAGTTGACCTTCGAAAACACAGAGGTCAAGAAGTCCGATTATGTTAGCAAGCGACTTCCATATTCTCTCATCCCTGGGGACACCACCGCCTGGGATTCGATTGTGGGCACGTTATATTCTGAGGAAGAGCGAGCCAAGATCGAGTGGGCTATTGGTGCTGTTGTCTCCGGAGACAGTAAACGGATCCAGAAATTCCTCGTGTTCTACGGCCCCCCTGGAAGCGGGAAGTCAACGATCCTGAACATCATCGAGAAGTTGTTCGAGGGTTACACTGCAGTGTTCGACGCCAGAGAACTAGCTGGACAGAACAATGCCTTTGCCACGGCTGCGTTCAAATCGAACCCGCTTGTAGCTATCCAGCACGATGGTGACCTGAGCAGAATCTATGACAACACTAAGTTGAACTCGATCGTCGCGCACGAGACGCTTACAGTGAACGAGAAGTACAAGACGCCGTTCGAGTCCAAGTCAAATGCTTTTCTGTTCATGGGGACTAACGTTCCAGTCAAGATCACCGACGCAAAGTCCGGAATCATTAGGAGACTCATCGATGTTGTTCCTACTCAGAGGACGATTGATCATGATACCTATCATGCTCTCATGGAGCAGGTCAATTTCGAGCTCGGCGCAATTGCTTACCGTTGCCTTGAACGATACCGGTCAATGGGGGCTAATTTCTATTCAGGGTATCGACCAACCGAGATGATGCTGCAGACGGACGTCTTCTACAACTTCATCGAGTCGGCGTTCGATGTGTTCAAGAACGGCGATGGAACTACACTCAAGCAGGCTTGGAGTCTGTATAAGGAGTTCTGCCTGGACACGGGGATCGAGAAGATGCTTCCGCAATACAAGCTGCGTGAGCAACTGAAGGATTACTTTGAGGAGTTCCACGAGCGATACACGCTCGACGGGGTCGATGTAAGGAGCTACTACAAAGGCTTCAAACATTTGACCCCCCCGGTCCCTAGAAGTGACCTCCCGATCAAGACCGACGGCGTTTACCGAATCGAGCTCGTCGATCAGCCATCCATATTGGACGAGTTCCTGAGAGGTGAGCCTGCCCAGTATGCAACAGACATGGGAACGCCTAAGAAGAGGTGGGCGGATGTAGAGACAACTCTCGATGACATCGACACTAGAGAGTTGCATTACGTAAAGGTTCAGCCGGAGCATATCGTGATTGATTTTGATCTCACGGACGAAGACGGTAACAAGTCCATGGCCGCGAACCTTGAAGCGGCATCGGTCTGGCCCGCCACATATTCTGAGGCGAGCAAGAGTGGCAACGGTCTGCATCTCCACTACAAGTACTATGGCGATGTGAGTGAGCTGTCAAGCGTCTACGACATCGGAATTGAAGTTAAGACGCTTCTGGGGGATTCAAGCCTCCGAAGAAAACTAACAGTCTGCAACAACATGAACATCACCACACTCAACGGTGGGCTTCACAAGAAGGAGAAAAAGATTCTCGACGCCCAAACAATCAAGAGTG